ATCTTTACATTGGCACAACTCGTTGTAAAACGCAGGTAAAAGCCATATAATTTAAAATTTTGTGTATATAGAATTAGCCTTTACCAGAGGATAATAACAATCAAATAGGAGACCATTATGGCTCGTAACCAAAGAATTTTCTACGCTTGTCAAGCCGTAGCAATTACCGGCAGGGGAGCAACACCCGCTGCCGCTAGTATTGTTAAGGGTTTGCAAAGCGTTGGCATGAGCAGTACATTTACTCTAGATCAAGTTTTTGAGATGGGGCAAATTGAAATTTATGAAAATATTGAAGAGGTAGCCGATATTGAGGTAACTTTGGAAAAGGTTATTGACGGCGAAAAGTTGATTTTTGACTTGGCTTCAAATGGCGCTTGTAAAACTGACGTTGTTGCGGCAACAAAAGAAAGATGCGATGTTTATGTAGCTGTCTTTGACGATGGACTTTCACACGCTACTGGTGTTCCTAGAAACGTTTGTTTCAACTCTGGAATGTTCACAAGCTCTGTTGCTTACAACTATAGCGTAGACGGAAGTGCTACTGAGTCTGTTACCCTTGTTGGTAACGATAGATTCTGGAACGCTGATACTGCCGGTGTTATTGGAGCGACTCCGACCGCCCAATGGACCTCGGCTGCCAACATCACGGCAGCTTTTGACGGAACAGACACTCCAGTTTCTGGCGTTGTCCGTAGGGTTGATGTTGATATCGCCGGTTCTACGTTGCCCGCTATTCTCAAGAGGCAGGGCGGTGACGACGGATCTACAGAGGCGGGTATTAGCTCTAATGCTCACATTCAAAGTATTGCTGTAAGCACTGACTTTGGACAGGAGAATATTCAGGAGCTTGGTAGGTTTGGGCCGTACCACAGATACGCTACTTTCCCAGTTGAGGTCACTTGTGATTTTGAGATCATAGCAACTTCTGGTGACTTGATTAACGTGTCTGGAGCCGCTCCGAACCTTCAAAACCATCAGCTTGTCATCAAGGATACTGCTGGTACTGTTATCAACCTTGGAAGCAAGAACAAGCTTTCCAGCGTTAGTTACTCCGGTGGTGATACTGGCGGTGGAAACGCTACGGTTAGCTACTCGTTCTCTAACTTTAACGTTCTTACTGTTCAGGGTGGTGGAGCTTAATCTGCGATAGCCTAAGCTTTCGGACAAAGTTTTGGCAAGTGGGTGATGGGAATTTGGGATGGATGATATTTTAAATGAGAAAATTTTATGCCGTATATTGCAGGGTCGTCTACGCTGTTCGCTAGGCGGTCCTGCTTTATATATTTATGAGCCGACTAAGGAGATTCTTGAAGAATCTTTTGAGATTTATGACAAGTCTTATAACGAAGCTTATTTTAATGGTATTTTCTTAAAAAAAGAACTACTTCCGATATTAGTTGAGAACGAGCTTTGGACGCCTCTCGATGATCGCGAAGCAGAAAAGACAGAAAAACAAATAGAAGAATATAAGATAAAAGCTTTTGAATTTTTCTACAAGACTAGGGATTTGGCAAACACAAAAATGACACTCAGAAATCTAGAAAAAAAATTACTTAAATGTAGATCTAAAAAGCATACTTTAGATCATGTTTCTTGCGAAGGTGTCGCTTCTTTTGCTAGGTCTATCTGGATAATATCCAAGACTGTGTATACTCCAGATAAAAGGGCTTACAGCTGGGGTGGACATTCTATATCTTCTCTTATGAACTACTACAACTCTAACCAAATATCTTCCAGTGAGTTTAGATCTGTGGCCCGTAACGAACCTTGGAGATCTATGTGGGCAGTTGGCAAAAAGCAGGGCAATGCGTTTGGTAAACCCGCCTGCGAGCTAACGAAGGATCAAATTTCTTTATCGAGTTATTCCTCTATGTATGACAACGTATATGAAAGTTCAGAGTCTCCAGACGAGAAGGTTGTAGAAGACGACGATTGTCTCGATGGATGGTTTATAAAGCAGCGTAGAGAGTATGAAAAAAACAAGAAAAAACAACAAACAGAAGATATGATTAAAAACCCCAAGATAGCTAACTCTCAAGAAGTTTTCTTAATGGCAGGGGATCAAGAAGAGGCTAATAAAATATTCGATGTTAATCACCCCGCCGTTAGGGGTATAATAAAAGACAGGCAAAACACTATAGAAAATTCTGATGGTCAAATTAGGTTCACTGATTTTAACGATATTAAACAAGATATCGCTATCGAATCAATGCAGGCCGCTAAAACCAAGATTAAAGGAATGAGGTAATGGAAGATTGTAATAAGTTTTTAAAAGACTCTCTGGACTACAAGAGATCCAGAGAAGACCGTTATAAAGAGGTTTCAAAAGATAGTCTCTTTAAAGCATCCAAAAAGAAAATTCAGACTACTATGATCGGAGCGCTTTCCACGGTGGAAGAGCAGTTTGGTTTTTTGTGGGGTTTTGAAATCCCAGAAGACCAATTAACTCCAGAGCAAAAACATGTTAAGTCAATATTTGAAGATGTCCGTGCTAAAATTCTTGATCGCGGAAACACTCAAATTAGAAATCTTGAGTCTGAATTTGTGAATTACGAAATCAGTAAAAAGAAGTATTTTATTAACCTGCCAATGGCAAAAAACCAAGGAGAAGAAGATGACAGGAAAAGACGATAAACAAAGAACCGTCAAAGGGCTAGACAACGATGAAAACGAAGTTGTTGTAGTTGTTAAAAAGCCTACTGCCCAAGATTACAATAAGTCTCAAATAGCTTACAACAAAGCTTTTAGAGAGGCTCTTGATTCAGGGGCTTTGCTTAGGCAGAAGCTTACTGACTACATGAAGGAGCAGGGGATTTGGGACGAGAAAAAGGAAAAGCAGTACGAAGACCTAGTTGACAAGATTAGCGAGATGGAAGACGCTCTCAAGGGTGGGGGTATTAGACTTTCAGAGGCTAAAGACATAGCTTTAAAACTCAAGCAAAAAAGAGAAGAGTTTAGAGATCTTCTTAGTGAAAGAAACTCTCTTGACAACAATTCTGCGGAAGGTCAGTCTGATAATGCTAGATTTACTTCCTTGGTTTCTACTTGCGTCTTTGATGCCTCTGGCAATAATCCTAAGTTTGCAGATATCAAGGCTTATGAGGCTCAATCTGACCAACCTTGGGCTGTGGAGGCTGCTTCTGAGTTGGCTAATATGTTGTACAATGTCGATCCAAACTATGACAAAAATTTAGAGGAAAACAAGTTCCTTCAAGAGTTTAATTTTATCGACGAAGATCTTCGTCTTATCAACGACGAGGGTCATCTCACCGATGTCGATGGGCGACTGATTAACGAAGAAGGTCGCTTTATAGCTTATCGCACCGAAGAGGGAAAAAAGAGCAAAGATGCTGATGAGGTCTATTTTGTTAATCGTGAAGGCGAAGAGGTTGTTCTCGTTACAAACAAAGACGATGAAGAAGAATGGGTTAAGCTATCTCTCAAAGAAAGAAAGCCTTTTCTAGACGACGAAGATAATCCTATAGCCTTAGAGCAAAAACAGGATGTTAAACCAAAACCTAAAGCTAGGCGTAAAACGGCAGCAAAAAAAACTGATGTTAAAACGTAATAAGTGTGTATAAAACTAGGGAAAGCTTCTAACGGAGGGGTCTTTACGGATTCCTCCGTCTTTTATATAGCGGAGAAAAGATGGCACAACAATTTAATTTAACTGCACAGATCAACTTGCAGTCACCAAAAAATGTTGGAAGGGTGGTTTCTGATATAAAGAGACAGCTTCAAGGTAGCGGTTTAAATGAGGTAAATATAAAAGTAAAAGCCGATGCTAGATCATTGGCTCAGACCAATAAACAACTTCAAAATGTTGGTAAAAGCTCTAGATCCGCAGCTAAAGATATCAACACTCTTAATAGAAGTCTTCAAGAAGCTACTAGAAGATTTAGTGTTATCACGTTGGCAACTGGTACGCTTCTTTCTTTTGTTACTGGTTTAAAAAATTCAACCAAGGCAGCTATTGAATTTGAGAGAGAGCTTGTAAAAATATCTCAGGTTACTGGCAAAAGCGTAAAAGAGCTTCAAGGTCTCACAAAGGAGGTTACTAGGCTCTCTACTGTTCTAGGCGCTTCTTCTGCCGACTTGCTTAATGTTTCTCGAACTTTGGCTCAGGCCGGTTTTTCCGCAGAAAAGACAAAAAAGGCTCTTGATATTCTAGCGAAAACTAGTCTTGGTGCTACGTTTGATAGTATTCAGGATACTACAGAGGGTGCTATCGCGTTGCTTCGTCAGTTTGGAGACGAGGCAAAGGCTACTGGTGGAGATATTAAGTTTCTTGAAAAGAGTCTAGATGCGATCAACACTGTTTCTAAGAAGTTTGCTGTTGAGTCTGGTGACTTGATTACGGTTATTCGTAGGGTTGGTGGTGTATTTTCTAGTGCTGGAGGTAGTGTAAATGAGTTGATTGCATTGTTCACTAGCGTTCGTGCAACTACTAGAGAGAGCGCGGAAACGATTGCTACAGGTCTTCGTACAATCTTTACACGTATTCAGCGTGTTGATACAATTAAACAATTGAAGTCTTTAAATATAGAGCTTCAAAATAGTCAGGGTCAATTCGTAGGAGCTTTTGAAGCCGTTAAAAGACTTTCTCAAGGGCTTGCGGGATTAAACCCTAGAGACTTTAGATTTAATGAAATTGTTGAGCAGCTTGGCGGGTTTCGTCAAATAGGTAAAGTTATTCCCCTTATACAGCAGTTTGCGGTTGCTCAAGACGCTCTCAACGTGGCTCAAGGAGCCAGCGGTTCTGTCACTAAGGATGCCGCAACTGCCCAGCAGGGGTTAGGGGTTCAAATACAAAAGGTTAAGGAAGAATTTACGGCGTTAATACGCAAATTTAGCGATAGCGGGCCTTTTAATACGATAGCTACTGGCGCTTTAAAAATAGCTAGCGCTATGGTAAAAGTGGCGGAGGCAGTAGAGCCTCTTCTTCCGCTTCTTCTTACTATGTTTGGATTAAAGCTGGGAAGAAGCCTTGCCCCAGGTCTTGGTCAGTTGGCGGGTATCGGTCGTCGTGGTACGGGCGGAGGTTCTGGCGGCGGTGGTCTTAGTAGGTTTGCGACTGGGGGTGTGGTTCCGGGAACAGGAAACAGAGATACAGTTCCGGCCATGCTCACCCCAGGAGAGTTTGT